ATCCTGAAAGATTCAATCAGTTTTTATTGGATGAGCCTGTAGATTTGGAACTAATCAAAGGACAGTATACATATAGCATCTATGAGTCACATATCACACCTCCAACTATTGCTAACTCTACAGGAGTAGTGATTGAAGAGGGTAGGATGGTAGTAAGTGGACCAATAGTACAATCAATTTATGAGTAATTATGGCATTAAAAGACTTTTTTAAAACAGTAAAACACGAAATAGTAGAGGGATATCAATCATTCTCTACTCCATTCCTTAAAGTAGGAGGTGCTAACTTAACACTACCCTATGTAAATGGTAGGAATCAGACTAATGGCTACATCCCCTTTGGGCAGGATAATCTGTATCCAGAACTACTCAATCAGATATACTACAGCAGTCCATTACATGGCTCAATAGTGGGGTATAAAGTGAATGCAGCTGTAGGAGGTGGATTTAATATAGTAGCTGATAGACTTACACCTCAAGATAAGCTAGAGCTATATACACTAGAGAGAAAACTAAACATAAAAAAGGTAGTACCTGCTGTAACTCAGCAACTAATACTGCACAATAGAGTATATTTCAAGCTATGCTTTGATGATAAGATGAAGCTGACTAAGATAGTTAATCTATCCCCTGAGAAACTTAGAATAAACTTAGATAGAAAAAGATACTATATTTGTGATGATTGGTCTAGTAGGATTGGAGTACAGGAGATAAGAAGATATACTCCTACCTGTAGAGACTATGAGCAGTTATTTGTATATGAGGTAGAATGTATTGGGCAGGATTTCTATCCATTACCTCAGTACACCTCAGCTCTAAACTTTGCATTCCTATCAGGTGAGCTTAGCTATTTTGCTAAAAGTAATATCCAAAATTCAGTATTTCCTAGCTTTGCTATGATGTTTCCTAAAAGACCTCAGTCTGAGGAGGAGAAGAACATGATAAGAAATACTATTGATAGATTGAAAGGTGCTGCCAATGCAGGTAAAGCTGTGGCATTCTTTGCTAACTCAGCAGACCAACTGCCAAAGATAGAGTCACTACCTACCAATGGTAATGATAGTCTATTCCAAGAGGCATCACAGCTGAATACTGAGCAGATTTGCTTTAGTCACACCATTGATCCTATACTTATGGGTATTCGTACTACAGGCTCACTAGGTAATGGCTCAGATATTAAGCAGGCTTACATCATATTTGAGAAGAATGTAGTTATGCCATTGAGAGATATGGTAGCTGACATCTTTAATGAGCTACTTTTTATAGCTAAGATAGATGCAGATTTCACTATCAATAACTATCAGATAATTAACGAGGCAATAGTAGAGCTTGAGGGAGATACCTCTAAGACTAATGATGCACTTAATAGCCTATCACCTTTGGTAGCTACTAAAGTACTTGAGACTATGACCGAGAATGAGATTAGAGCCTTAGCATCTTTACCTCCTGTACCTGGAGGGGATAAAAGCAAAACACAAATTGCACAAACACCTATAATATAATGCTATACTTTATAACAGAAACATATCTAAAGAATAACACACCCATCACAGCTAATGTAGATGTCAACAATGTTACTCCTTACTTAGCTACTCAAGCTCAGCTAAGAATCATGCCTATCTTAGGTACTACATTCTATAATGACTTGCTAACTAAGTACAATGCTCAGACATTAGATCCTGATGAAGAGACTCTAGTTACATTCATACAGCCTATTATTGCATGGAGAGCTGCTGAAGATGCTGTATTTGGTCTTAGTCTACAGCTAAAGAATAAAGGTCTACAGACTCAGTTCGGAGATAACAGCTCATCTGTAGATAGAGGGACTATAGCATTCAGTATGGAACACTATGCACAAAAGGCTGCATTCTTTGAGCAAAGATTAATCAGATACCTACTTAAAAACAGAGCTTTGTATCCAATATTCACAGGTACAACTAACAGAGATACTGACCTTAGACCTATGATAGATGGATGTGGATGTCTATCTAATGGCTTGCTAGAATGTACAGGATTATGTGGAGGTGCAGGTAACAATGGTTACAATAATTCAATCTTAATAATATGAAGCACTCAGGAGTCTTATCTATAATAGTATTCAGTTTAGGATACTTAACAGGCATATCATTACTATTTGAGCCTGCTATATATCTTAAGCTAATGGGAGGTAGTATAATAGGATATCTTACTTTTATTCTAGCATTACAACAAGAAAAGCGTGAAGATGAAGAGGGGGAGGAATACGAATGAAAGCACAACTATCACTATTACTAATATCAATTCAATCACAACTTTTGACACTTATATCTATATGCTTTGCATTCTTTTTACCAATAAGTGGCATCCTGCTGATGATAGGAGTATTAATATGTATTGATACTATCACAGGAATTTGGAAAGCTAAGAAGTTAGGGGATAAAATTACTAGCAGAAAGCTCTCAAGTATAATCAGCAAGTTAGCACTCTATGAAGTTACTGTGATTATGTTCTTTTTGATAGACCAATTCATACTAAATGATATTATACTAACTTTTTTTAGTGTACCATTTATGCTCACTAAAATTGTAGCATTAGTATTATCTAGTATAGAGGTGATGTCTATTAATGAGAATTATAAGATAGTCAAAGGGATAGATTTATGGCAATCAATGAAACTATTATTTGCTAGAGCTAAGGATATTAAAGAGGACCTAAACAAACTGAAATGACTAGATGGGAACTTACATCTAAATATGGTACAGCTAATGTAACAGGTGCAGGTTACTTAGTAAAGATTAAGCTACCTTATCCAATGCGAATAGCTTGGGACTTAGATAGCACTGTCAACTCTATGATGTGCCATAAGTTAGTAGCTGATAATTTTACAGCTGTATTCAATGAACTATTATCTGAATATGGATATGATAAGATTAAGGAGTTAGGGATTGATTTATTTGGTGGCTGTTTCAACTACAGAAAGATGAGGGGAGGTACAGCACTATCCATGCACTCATGGGGAATAGCCATTGATCTAGATCCTGCTAGAAATCTACTTAAAGAATCATCGAAAACTGCTAGATTTGCAAGACCTGAATACAAGCCAATGATAGATATATTCTACAAGCATGGTTTTATATCTTTGGGTAGAGAGAAAAATTATGATTGGATGCACTTTGAAATAAAAGAATGATGAGATACTTAGCTATAATCTTACTACTCAGCAGCTGCTCTGCTCAATACCATCTTAACAAAGCAATTAAGAAAGGTTATACCTGTGAAGAGACAGGAGATACTATAAGAATTACAACACTAGATTCTATCCCTGTTATCATTCATGATAGCATAGTGTGGGAGAAATTTATTACTACTAAGGATACTATTATAAAGTATAACACAGTCTATGTGCCTAAGACTAGACTAGATAAAAGAATAGAATATAGACTAAAAGTAAAAACTATCTACAAAGATAGGATAGTTCAGAAAGCACAGGCTAAGGCTACAAGACCTAGAACTAGAGGTAATCTTAACTTGTTATTTGTGGGAGTAGGCATAGGCTTACTGCTATCATATCTCTTTAAATTTGCTAGGGAGAAATATTTGTTCTAAGTTTACACCACTTATGGTAAGAAAAAGACTGTTTTTTGACATTGAGACATCATTCAATGTTGGTATATTTTGGCGGTCAGGATATAACCTCACAATCAATCCAGGTGATATCATTCATGAGAGAGCAATCATCTGCATCTGCTACAAATGGGAGTCAGATGGTGATGTACAGTTCTTAACTTGGGATAAAAAGCAATCTGATAAGGCAATGATTAAAGCATTCCTTAAAGTTATGGCTCAGGCAGATGAAATTGTGGCTCATAATGGTGACCGTTTTGACCTCAAATGGTTGCGTACAAGAGCTTTATTACATGGTATTGATGTTATGCCTTCACCTAAGACTATAGATACGCTTAAATGGGCTAAAAGATACTTTAATTTTAACTCAAATAAATTAGACTATATAGCTAAATATTTAGGAGTAGGGCAGAAAATGGATACAGGGGGACTTGACCTGTGGAAAGATATAGTATTTAAGAAAGATCAGCAAGCAATGGATAAGATGGTAGAGTATTGCAAAATGGATGTCACTGTCCTAGAAGCTGTATTCAATAAACTTAATTCCTACACTACTCCATCTACTCATTATGCTGTAATGGAGGGAGATGAAAAGTTCTGCTGTCCTGAATGCACAAACTATAATGTAAGGTATAATAAACAGGTAGTGACTGCAGGAGGTACTATCCATCATTGGATGAGATGTGATGATTGCAAAAAATATTATAAAATAAATAATAAAAGTTACTTAGATTTTTTGAAATTCAAATATAAACATTAACTTAGCACTTGTTTCCATGTTAAAGAAAGCAGTTGTAAGCTCCCCAGCACGCAGCTGCTTTTTTTTATGTCCCGTTTTTTACGAAATAAATTGGACTTTTTATGGTTATAACCTTAATAATAGTAATGGCTTTAAAGGTTTTACCTTTATAATAGTACGATATTAAGTAAAATTTACCTTAATTATATGTTTTACCTATTTAGAATGAATATAAATTACACTTTTTTATTGCAGTTATAAAACTTTTTAATATCTTTGGCGTATAGTTATCAACAATTAAAACTTTTACACATGAAAACATTTAATCAAATCTTAGATTACTTAGAAGTACAACAGCAGGAGGATAAGCTAAACACAAATCAACTGCATTTAATTATTCAGACCTTAACTACATTTTTGAACAAAGAACAGTTACAGGAAATTGAGAATTTATTTAAACAAATGAATAGAATCAATGAAAAAACTAATTAATTATTTTACTCCTGTAGGAGCTGAGCAAAAAGCATGTGCTATAGCTATGCTTATTGTTACAACTGTAACATTATCAATCTTATTTTTATTCACTTTTTTAGAACTTATATTATGAACTTTATAGACCTATACAAAAATGGCAATCAATACATTTCTAATTGGACTACTGACTATGATAGTGATGTATACATATCAGGCACTATTGAGCCATTTACCTACAATGCTACAGAGACTGATGATGGAGATATGTCTCAGTTTCCTTTAAGTGATGCAAATCTTAACCTACTTAAATCTAAGCTATGAATAATAACATGATTACACTTTTTCAGCAATTAGATTGGTGGCAGAGACAAGATAGAGGTAGCTTTAATTTAGAACTTTACCTGCAAATCTGCAGAGCTAAACTACTCAGAGATGATAAATGAGTTCACACAGCTAGCTATTAAGGTCCAGGATGAAATAGCTAATGGTGAATATACTCACCAAAAATACCTACAATTTAGAGAGTGGTACTTTCAGAATTATGAGGGTAGCAAGAGAAATGCTAACAGAGATTTTAGAATGTTTGACTTAATGTATGGCTTAGATGTGCCGATTAAAAATAATGACAATGAAGATATATAAAGTAGTGTTCAAGACCTTTGATTATTGGAATGGTCCTGTAAAGTTAGTGACTAGAATTATAGAGGCATATGATGCTAATCATGTTAAGCAGCTTATTCAGAAAAATGATGACCTAATTCTATTAATTGAAGAGGTATGAATGATAAAATTGTATTAAGTGTTTTAGAAAGTTTTAAGAAAAGATCAGAGACAGGTATTAAAAAATATAATACTACACTTGAAAGAACAGATTTAAGCACATTAGAATGGTTACAACACGCACAGGAGGAGGCAATGGACTTTGTTCTATACCTTGAGAGATTAAAACAAGAATATAAATTAAATAAATAAAAAAATGAACGAAGTAGAATTTATTAAAGAGCAGATTGCAAAGTATAATCTATCTGCTCACAGCAGAAAAAGACAGTATGTATATAAAAGATTTTATTGTATGTATAGACTGCACAAATGTCAAATGACTCTAAAAGATACAGCTCACCTGTTTGGACTTAAGCACTGTGCAGCTCTTTATGGTATCAGAATGCACAAAAGATGGATTAAACTAAAAGATCCTGTCTATGCTGAGGAGATTGCACCCATTATAGCAGCATCTAAAGGATGTGATTATGAGGGAAAGTATAGAGTAAAGGCTAAAGAGACTCAGAATGATATTAGTGTATTGTTAAAGATACCTTATGAGTATGATCTAGTTAGTAACTTTAAAGATTACATGACCATAAATGAACTAGTCAGTGCATTACAAAAATTAAATTAGCTCTTCGGAGCTTTTTTTGTGCTGTATAATTTCCTTACTTATATTGACTTGCAGAGAATTAGAACGAAAGTACAATTCACATCCCTATACTCTATAATATATATATTTTTATTTATAATATATTTTTAATAAAAAAAAAATTATTTTCATATTGGGGGGTGAACAGTTTTTACAAAAAAAAAGTGTTTTTTCGTTCTAATCTTCTACAGCCCAATAACAATAGGAGTTTAGACAGCACAAATAATAGCACAAAACAGCACAAATAATTTATTTTTGAACTTTAGTATCAATTATAAATTAATTTATTACATTTGCAAACAACATAATCGCCATGATAAAAAACATTAGAGAGTATAAATCCCTGCAATTCCTCCTGGCGGTTGTGTTAAGCAGGGACTCTCACTTTTTATTTATACTATGAAAGTAACTTTTTACAAATCAATTAAGGATGTATCACCTTATCAGAATAAGGATGTAGGATTCTACCTAGATAGGATTAAGAATGGCAAGTCTGAGCAGTTATGTAAGGACCTTAGATTCTCTACTGATAAAGAGGAAAGGAAATCCATTAAGATGCAGCTGCCTGTTGTCACCTTTGGAGGTGATTTCAGTAAGAGAAACAATGCATCTCTAAGAAAGGCATCAGGTTTACTGACTTTAGACTTTGATGAGGTGCAGGATATAGCTGCTCTGATTGTAGAACTGAAAGCTCACAAATCTATCTTTGCCTGTTGGACATCACCATCAGGCAATGGAGTGAAAGCTCTAGTCAAAATACCAATAGTACAGGATGACAAAGAATACAAAGAATACTTTAAGCAGATATCTGCAGTATTCAATGGAGTAGATGAATCAGGTAAG